TTATGTAATTCTTCAGTAACTACATACTTATGTCCGCGCTTGATTAGCCATTCGTGCATGCCCATAAGCCCTAAACCTAGACGGCGATTCTTCTCACGAACTTTATAAACCTTATCATAGGGCAGCTTTGCACGAAGCGTTCCACATATCAGGAACTTAGTAGCTAGTTGCACAATGTCCTGAAATTCTTTTATAGAATCAATACGACCTAGATTGATTGATCCTAGATTACAAACATCTGAATCATCCTCAGATGTTACTTCAGTACACGCATTACGTAGGGTTTCATTTTCTTTCTCAAAGAAGTTAAAACTAAATCCCGGTTCAGCAGTCGATAAAGCCTGACGTACATTTGTTTTAAATACTTCACCCACATCTCCTGTCTTCCAATAGTTTGTTAGCCATTCAGTATCATAATTGACGCTGATGTTTGTCATGTCAAGTGGAGCGTGGAAATTAAAATCTTGTTCCTTGACCTGACCAATTGTAAACCCTGTCTGCCCTACTGGCATTGTGTACCAGTTCTTAGACACAAGAAACTTAGTAACATCAGGATGCTTCCAGTTAAGGCTGGCATAAATAGCAGACCTACGTGAGCCACCCTGCATAACCCTACGGCCAATTTCATTGATCATCTGCATCTTTGGAATAGGTCCGCTGGACAAGCCACCTGTACCAGCTAGAATACGACCTTCTTCACGATAACGTGAGTAGTCAATGCCAATACCACCACCTGTCATTAGACAGGATTCACTCTTCCATGACAGGTTTGACCAGTCTTCTCGTGTATCTTCTTCTGCACGTAGCAGGTAGCAGTTATTAAAGAATTTATTTTGACGACCAGCATAGTATAGATAACGACCGCCGGGAATAAATTTAAGATCAGTAATGTAGCGAGTCAGCTGATCCTTATCTTCATTTGACATATGTTGCTGGCATACATCTTCTACTAACACTGAAGCTAGAGCAGCCCATGTCTCACACCCATGATGTGCATACTTGTGTTTAAAAATATCTTCAGAAAATTTGGAACGAAACATCGGGTTTTCGTTTGAACGAAAGCTAGGCATGAACTACTCCTTTATTACTGGCTGCTTATTGATCGACGCTTCTTTATCGTGAAGCGAAAGTTGCAGGATAGCATAATGAATAATCTTTAGCAAGTCCTGTCTGTTTTTACCACCCTTCTTACCATATCTTTTCCAGTATTTCAAGATGTTACCCATAATAAAACCTTCGCCATAACCAGCGTCCTGAACAATCTCTAACGCCTGTAATTTATCAGAGGCATAGTGTTGGTTGTAAGTACTAAGAATATAATACTCAATTTCACTTAGAATGCGTTGTTCATTATACTTACATTTAGAAAACTTATCATTGTTTAAATTGGTTGAACCTAACCAGAAACTTGTTTCTGTTGTCAATTAATACAACTCCTTAGTCGAAGGAAAGTACTGCGTTGATACGCTTTCGTACAAACTTAATCTCTTTTGATTTTAAAACTTTAAAAGCAAAGCTACGTACATGAGAAGGATCAACACCAGCTATGTCACAAACTGTATTAAAGTCTTCAGCAGTAACACCAACTGAGGAAAAAAACCATGCTTTAGCTTTGTCTCTTTCTATTTTTGTTTCTACAGATTCTTTGTTGTTTTCTTTTTTAGTAGCGTCAAGCAATGCTTGTAGTATGACACTAAGAAAGAGAACCTGTTCAGGATCGGACTGCTTTCTTTCTACGAGATGTTCTATGTCCTGTAGTAAGTCCATCTCTATGTCCGTCTTTCCGCTTGATTTTTCCATCTATCCAACCATCAGGCAAACCATCTGAAAGTTTACAAAACAGAAAACCATTCTTGTCACACCAGTCTGCATAGGTAGACTTACCTCCTTTATTTAATTTATTATTTGGATTGTCAAACACAAACCTGATATCCAGTTCAGGATTTGACTGGCGAAGGAATAAGTGTTTCTTTCTATCATCGAGTTTAAACCTTCCCTTAACTTCAAGTATAATACCTGAAGGAAGAATAAAGTCTGGAAGATACTTTTTACTTTCAATCCACATATACGGTACGTAATGCGGCTCATAAGAGTACGAAACTTTTAAAGTTTCTAACTGATCAGCTAGTTTCCTTTCCGATCCTGATCTATACTTGTTCATTGCTAGAATGTAAAGTCTTCAGATACGTTAGGTGTGTTATTTATTTTGACAAGGTATTTCGGACCATACGAATACTGGAATTTCCTAAGTCCAGCACCGTTGTTAGCATCAGACCAACACTGTTTTTTATAAGGACAATAAATACAGCCAGTATCCAAACGCATATTCCCAGACTTACCATCAGGAACAGGATCATAACAGCGATCAGGGGGACTGCCATCCTTGAGAGTGTTCCGTATTGTTGATATTCTTTCGGAGGCATTCTTAAACTCCATGTCAGGTACAGGACAATATAACAACTCACCACTCACCTTGTCAATGACAAGAAAGCCACCCTTGTAAGTATCATTTGCTTCACAGTAAGCAGAGATTTGGTAGATGTATCCAAAAGGATCATCAGTAAAGATGCTACCTTCTTTAAACTTCTTGAATGAGAAAGGTGAAGCAGACTTAAAGTCAACGATGTTACCGTCAATTTTAGCATCTTGATGACCAGTAACACCGTTGACCTTAACCTCTTTCTGCATATCAGTAATGTTGTGCTTGGTTACCTTTGTCAGAAAGATTAGAAGTTCTTCAAGAATATTTCCATACAGGAACTTTATGTGATCACTTCCCCGTAGTTCTTCTTCTTCTTCTTTACCATCTGCTTGTTGATTAGCGTACCAAATTTTTCTGAGTGGTTGGCCGATCATAGACAGTCTAAGGTTTTCTTTTTTGTCAGGCTTAGACCTAACTTCATTGATAGACTTGACAACAGAATGAACAACACCTGCTGCCAGTTCTTTAAAAGCAGCATCAGTTATGTCTACTACCTTTTCCTTGTCAGTGAAAAGACTGTAAATGTCTTCCACTAACGTATTAATATTCTTGTCGTTCATTGCTGTTGTCCTATCTTTATTAAGAACTATGCAGCTTGCATAAGTTCATCGATTTCCTGCGGCTCAAACACCAGACGATAACGTGTGTACGTAGTACCTTCAGGAGTTTTAGCTTTTACAGTTTCAATAATATAGCCATTCTTTCGTAGGTCAGAGATTGTTGCAGTAAGATTCTCTGACCAACCATTTTCGATTGCGGTCTTACGTGTTACACGCATACGCTTACGTAGTGCGCGTAGAACTTTTACTTCACAGTTATGCATATTATACCTTTCTAAATTTTATTTTTTAAAGAAGGTGCTTACAGTCCCTTCCCTCAACCTGTAAGCTATCGTTGTCCTTATGTAAGGCAATGTTATCCTTACTACGACAACCCCATCAATTGCTATATCAGGTTAAAAGGGAATGTCATCACCCGCAGAGTGCGGCTTATTATTGTTAGAAGAGTTACTAACAACATAACCATCGTCAACATCATCAAAGTCCTCTCCATAGGGGATTAGGTTGACAACCTGTACAGCAATCAGATCAGCGGATACGCCATGCTTCTTGTTGTATTCGTATTCATAAACTTTAAACTTAACATTAACATCACTGCCATTACCGATCAGTGAGTTATCCCAAGGGTTGCGCTTTGAATCCACAACAGTAGGTGCTTCACGCTCAGTACCATCACGCTTCATAACCTTGCGCTTGATCTTAATAAAGTCACCTCTCTCATCACCCTTGTTCTGTATGTTCAGGCCAATGCTTTCTAACTCAACCTTGGTCTTCTCATCTAATGTTACATCAATGCACCATGCTGGTTCATATGTTGTGTTAGGAGCGCATACGCTTGCCCAATATGCTTTACCAGATACGAACTTTATTGAGTTTTCCATTTTCAATTTTCCTTTTCAAGTTTCAGTTTTGTATTTATGCCAGACTTGATTACCAAAGTCAAGCACTTTTTCATCATAAAAGTTTTACTGCATCCTTGTAGTCAAGAAGAACTTCTTGTCCTACGTTGTAACAAGGTCTAACTAATTTACGATTACACCTGTTAAAATTTTCCTCTTGTACTAACAAGTTAGAAGGATAAAATCCTTTGAGACAAAATAAATCTTCGTCTAGTTTAACCATCAATGCAAATATGTCAACAACATTTTTACTTTCTGCACTTGTTGCAAGTAACATTCCAGTCTTGTGGTGTGTGGTCTTAACATCTATTGTCAGACCGTCAAGAACTAAATCACCTAAATCAGTTTTAGATGACATTGATCTTGGATATATTTCCATTAACTGTGTTGGATAAAGTCCTGACAGTTTAAAGAAACTTAACTCACCTCCCGCTCCTATTATATCGAAGGCATAAGGATCATTCTTATCTCTTTTCGCGGCAGTGTCTTTTACTTTAGACTGTCTGTTATTATCATACCTAGCTTTTCCAATAATTGTGTATAACTCTACCTCACTAGGTTCAAGTTTAATTAATGAGTCTCTGACCAGTTGTTTCCTATTTTGTACTCGCTGTCTAGTGGGCATTTTATCAACAACTTCCTTTCAGTTTCTTTCATTGCTTTCTTCGTTATAGAACCAAACGATAAAGCATGTGGTTTAAAAACTTCAAACTGATACTCATCGTGTATTGATGCAACTAAATCAGCTTTTAATTTTAACTTGTTGTAAAGGAGAGTAATGTCTACCAACCATTGCTTACATATAACTGCTCCTGCTCCCTGAATGAGAAGATTAACTGCTGCATGTTGATTGCGAACCTTCAATCTTCTTCCATCCAATCCACGTATATACCCTAATTGAGATGTCTTGTCAACCTTTTGTCTGAAGGTAGCGAGTGCTGGTACGTTAGAAAGAAACGTATCAATCAAACGCTGTCCATCAGTTGATGTACCTCCTACGATACTGCCTATCTTAGCTGCGCCAGCGCCGTAAATGAAGGCATAGATAAATGTCTTTGCTTGGTCACGAGTTTCTAGCCCTGCCGCTTTCTGATTAGCAGTATGAATATCACCCTCGACAACTTCTTTCGTGAAGTTAGGATCGTCAAGATAGTGTGCCAATGCTCTTAGCTCAAGAGAACTAGCGTCACAACCAACAAGAACATTATCAGGTTTTGAAACAGTCCAACACTCACGACACTCCTTACCATATGGAGAATATCCTGCTGGAACTTGTGCCATGTTTGGACTGTTATGTGCCATACGTCCAGAGATAGCACGAAGTGTAAGAACTTTTCCATGTACTTTTCCATCCTCTTGTACAGCATCTATCCAAGACTGAACTTGAGAATCTCTTTTTTGTAGAAGAAGATACTCTGCAATTATTTTTGCTTCAGGAATATCTACTTCCTTCAGAACGCTTTCATCCACGATTGGATGACCCTTCTCAGTCTTTTTATTAGGTTGCCAACCCTGCTCCATTAGGCGTTGGGCAATCTGTTGTCTGCTGGCAGGATTAAAGATAATAATCTTATCCTTTAATCTCTTACCTGTCTTGTCAGAGTATCTTTCTTCTATAACAGGAGGGTAACACTCTTGAAGATCAGATTCAATTTGTGTTGCCTTATCCCTCAACATGCATACTAAACTCATAGCCTTCTGTAAGTCAAGTGTAAATCCATTACGCTCCTGCTTAGATATCAAAGCCCTGATCCTGTACTCTAGATCAATGGAACGTCTGCTCATCTTTGCCTTCTGGCATTCCATCTTGAGGTGAATGTATAGCCTCCCAGTAAGATCAACATCACGTTTACAATACGTCAACATCTCTTCAGAAAAGTTGCTGAAATCGTGAAAGTCAATCTTGTTGTAATGGAAAGTGTTACCCCATGCCTCTAGAGAATGACCACCTTCTCTAACAGGGTCAAGAAGTTGTGACAGGATAAGAGTATCTTCCAACTGGTTTAGTTGGATGTTCGACCCTGTAAGTCTGTTGAGTACAGGAATATCAAACGATACAATGTTATGTCCAACAAACTTGCTAAACTGTTTACAATCAACAGGAAACTTTTTGTAACAATCTTCTTCAGTCCACACATGATATTTACCTGTCTGAGTTTCTTTGGCAACGATACAGTGAACCTTTGTAGCATCAAGACTATCTGTCTCAATGTCAATTAAAACCTCCGTCATTAAACTCGTTCCCTTCTGGATCTTCACCCAAGTTATCAACTTCGTGCAGTCTACCAGTTTCCTTATTGAAAAATAAGTGGCTTGCTACACCAGTGTCTCCTGCATAACGATTCTTTAAGACACGAATTGTTGTAGTGTTAGCAATGTTAGGATCATCTGACTGTTGATCACGTTCCATAGCTATGACTGCATCACTAAGCTGTGCAATGGACTGTGACCCACGTAGGTGAGCAAGGCTAACTTCCTTACCATCCTCATGTCCTTTGTCCGTTCCAGTCCTACGCAGATGAGAGACAAGTAATAGAGCTACGTTTGTTTCTTCAACGATGGAACGCAGCTTGGTCATAAGATTATCAATGTTTCTACGTTCATCATCACCTTCCAATCCTGAAACAAGGATTGATAGATGGTCAAGGAAAATCCACCGGCAGTCCAAAGCCTTAATCATATACCGTATGCGTGCAAGTATCTCGTCAGTCTGCATCGAACCAAAGTGATCGAAGGCAAAGAACCTTCTCGTTCCTACTGTTGCTTCCTGCCACTTCTTCAAGTCCTCACGGGGAAACTGTTCCCGTATCTCACGAATGTAAATGCGTGCATTAGCCTCGACAGACATGAGATGGAAGATGGTTGATCGTACATTTTCTTCTAGAGAAATAACACCAATGTTTTCTTCAGTGTTGTTTAGTACATGATGCATCAGTTCACGCATGACACTTGACTTGCCAGTACCTGTGCCAGCGGTAAATGTAACAAGCTCACCTGTTCGTATGCCATACAGCTTTTCGTTCAACCCTGCAAAAGGATAGAGGCATGTCTTATACTGCCCTTCCTCGTAGAGAGCATCACCCATATCAGCTAGATTTAGAATACCTGCTGGAGTGTAGACCTTAGCATTCCACCATGCCGTAGTAAATGCTTCTCGCTTACCATTAACTAGGTAATCACTAGCATCCTTGTAGTCAGGGAGGTTTACGATCTTGCATTTGTTTGGTTCAAACAGACTAGCAACCTGCTGCGCTGCCTTACGTCCATGCTCATCGTTATCAAAGCTAAGAACAATGTTATCGAATGCGTTGAGGTATTCAAAGTTTGCTTTGCAGTTACGATGCGCTGACTGTGCACCATCTTTGATGGATAGGACAGGCCATTTAGAACCTAGCATCTCATATGCTGCGAGAGCATCAAGCTCACCTTCACAGATAGTGACGTACTTTCCACGGGATGGAAAGATGTTCTGACCAAAGAGTGTACCACGACTAAGTGATCCTGCTGGTGCAGCAAAAAATTCTTTCTTTGCTACGTTCCTGATCTTGTCACCTATATGATTGCTGGCACTGTCATAGTACGGGTAGAGGTGACAAGAACCGTGAACAGGATGGTCGTACTGTCTTACGTTATATGCTTTACATGTTGCAGCACTAATCTTTCTATCTTCGATGGCTGCTATTTTTCCTACATTACTGAGAGGCTGTACGTTTGTAGTGACTGGTGTTTGCGTTTGAGTTGTCATACCGTGTCTTTCTGTATTGTGATATGAGCATGAAAAACAATGTCCATGACCATCAGCGTATAGAATATACGCATCACTAGATGTACATTTAGGGCAAGGACCGCGACTTACTACTCTGTCTTTATCTTCAATCATCATGATGAATCAGACGATACTCGAATTTGTTGGAAGAGTCTACCACTAATTTATTTTTTAATAGGGTAGTCTTAATACCTAGATACTTCATTAAAGCCTGTAGCGACAGAAGAACATCTTCCATTTCTTCGCTTGTTCCTTCATCTACAATATTATCTGTCTGACTGTTTATTACTCTGTACATTTGAATCTCTTTCAATAGGGTTGAGAGTAATTAAGAGTTACTTACTTATGTTATTTTTCCTGTTCAAAAATATTATTTACAAACCTATAGTCGTTTTGTTTAATCTCTTCTGTTTCTTCTGCGGCTAAACGCTTCGCTTCTTTGTAAGGATATCCTTCCTTTAGATATATCTGAATTAATTCTTTGAAGATAATCTTTCTATCTTTCTCCCATAACTTTTTCACTTAACCCTGTCCTCTATATTTTTTATAATTTCTTTTTTTACTTTTATTTTTAGGAGAAGTATTAACTGACTTGCCAATACTGGTTCTCATATGTTGGTTTCCTGTTCTCACTTTAGATAAACCAATTTCTTTTTTACCTGCCATTTTGTCCTCTTAACTTTTCAAGTCGTTTGTCAAAGCATTCCATGACACAGGAAATAAAGGTTCAATAATCTTACTCCATTCTTCAGCAAGTATCTGTATCTCACGTTGTGCGTGCTTGTCAATACGTAATTGATATGCTCTTGCCCAAGCAGCTAAAGAGCCTGTAACGTAATAGCTTGTGTACAAACATTGTGGCAATACCATTCTTGCCTGTTCTGGACATACTCCTTCTTTCAGTAACTGCTTGTAGTGATACTCACAGGTATCAATTACCTTTTCCAAGAACATATCACCATAGGATGGAGTATCAATAGGTTCTTCACTGCTACCTTGCTTCACATTCTCTGCTGACTTACGCCATCTATCAGGACGAAAGTATTCCCTATCGTCAGTAACATATCGTCTACTAACTTCATTGTAAGTAAACCCTACTACATGTTTGAACCTTTGCCTAGCTACAAATATTGGAACTGTTTCTCTTATCGTTATGATTGGGTGTGTAAACGGGGTGAAGTGATTGTTGTTTGAAAGATACTTAATTAACTTTTTATCTTTGTCCGACAACTCCTGCCGTACTGAGTGGTCTGCTTCCCATTTGCTTTCTTTATTAAAAGAAACTCTAGCGGCGTTGACAACACGAAGATCATCTCCTAAATGATCAATGTATTCTGCTCTCATTTAGTTAATTTATCCTTGCTTAATTCTTCAAGTTCATCTTCAATTTTATTTAACTTATTTTTCAAGAAATCTTTTTCATCTGTTAACTCTTTAATCTGTTTATACTGTTCATAGATAACTTTAGTTAATTGTTTGTTATCTTCTTTAGCAGCTAATAGAAGTTCTTTGTTTCTAATATTAGAATTATTACTCACCATTCTTTAATTCCATAAGTACATAGTTAATAGTAGTATATATCTTAACTGCTAAGTCTTGTAACTGAATTTCCTGCTGTAGTGTTGTATAACGTATGTCATTTGCACTATCAAGTATTTCATTTAACTTACCAATTAAGATATTTATTTCTTTATCTTTGTTCATGGTGCGTTGTCACCATATCCACCAGTCGGCCACTTATCATCGAATAAGTTCGTTTGATTAGTAACATCATCAGTGATAATGTTTACTGAGCATTGACAAAATCTTGAGGAAACTTCTTGTAACAATTCTTTTCTTCGTAGTAAATCTTCTTCAGTTGGTTTGTAAAAAGTATCACGATTAGTTTCCAATTCTTGAATAAGAATATTCATTAATTTTTGATTATCTATTTTACTAAACCATTCTTTATCTGCCGTCATAGTAAAACAACCTCCTCTTTTCTACCCGTTGAATAGTAAACATTATCAATATCAAACTCTACTATACATCTATAGCATCCGTCGCATGGTTTAGCAAGTGCTAACTTAAAAATGTTTGATCTTGTGTTTTCTTTCTTGACTCTGACAACAATTAGTGTACAGTTCCTAGATAAATCCTGCTGCTGTCTTACCGCATTCTTAATTGCTCCCACCTCTGCATGTAGATGAATACAATGTTCATGTCTACCATACTTAGCCTGAAAGGGACTGGTCTTATAGCTATTAACTCCAAGACCTATAAGGTTATTCTTATGCCATACTCCTGCTGCTAACCGGAAACATTTTACTGGGTTGTGTATATCCTCCGCGATCCTACGAAGAATCGTTACTCTCCTGCTCAAGTCCATTGTATTCTTCTATCTCTGCTGTTGTCCAAAGGTGAGCGTTGAGTTGAGCATCGGGCCAATTATCAAACACTATTGGTTCAAGGGTTATATCATCTACAACATATAACCAATCATCTTTATCTTTTGTCTGGTAAACCTTAACTCTCCACGGCATTTATTTTAATCCCTCTAGTAGTTCCATTTTCTTTCCTCATTGCATGATATTCTTTGCAGATGTCTTCAAACGTATTAAAGAGCTTTTGAAATCTCATATTA